CGTCCCCCTTTCGGATAATATTACGGAGGTTTTGTATGACTTGTTATCACCCAATCAAAGCCTACCGGGCAATTAATAAAAAAACCGATAATGGCAAATCTGTGATTTGTTTCAACCACTCCGACGTATCTGACTGCCCTTTCGAGACACTCTTTCTCCCATGTTCAAACTGTTCTGGATGTCGCATGGATCGTTCTAAATCTTGGGCTATTCGTTGTATCCATGAGAGCTCTATGTTTGAACGGAATTGTTTTATTACTTTGACTTTCAATAATGAAAATGTAAACGGTCGTTCTTGCCTGGTTAAATCTGATTTCCAGAAGTTCATGAAGCGGTTGCGGCGCCGCTTCGATGGTTATGAGGCCGTTGAAAAGTTGACTGGTCGTGTACTCAATAAGGACTCTGTACAAGCTGATGACTACCACTATCCTATACGCTACTTTCATTGTGGTGAGTATGGCTCTAAGCACTCACGGCCTCATCACCATGCTTGTTTATTTAACTTTGATTTCCCTGACAAGGTACTTCTCGAAAGTCGGGGTACAAATCATTACTATCGCTCTCAAGAATTGGAGAAATTATGGCCATTCGGTTACTCAATGATCGGTCATGTAACTGTCGAATCTGCTGCCTATGTCGCTCGCTATATTCTCAAGAAAATGAACGGGAAGCTGGCGGAGTCATATTACAGGCGTTACGACTTTACAACCGGCGAGGAATATCATCTACAGCCCGAATATACAACTATGTCTCGGCGGCCCGGGATCGGTAAAGTCTGGTTTGATCAAAATCCTTCTAGCTGCTTCCCTAAAGACTTCGTTACCGCGGGAGGAAAATCCTTTAAAGTGCCTCGATTTTACGACAATCTGTACGAAATAAGCCATCCAGAGGAGTTTCTCAAAATCAAGAACAAAAGAAAGCTGGATTCCATGCTGAATTGTGACGATAATACTCCTGCTCGCCTTCGCGTTCGTGAGAAGGTGTTGCAATCAAAACTATCTCGGTTAGTGAGGACTTACGAAAATGATGACGAAAATGTACAGTGTGTTTGACAAAAAAGCCAAAATCTACAATCCCCCGGTCTTTCTTCACAATACTGGTGTGGCTTGTCGAGCCTTTGGCGAGCTGGCCAATAACCCGGAGCATCAATACGGGAAACATCCAGGTGATTATGAGCTTTGGGAAGTCGGCACGTATGATGACGAATGTGGCTTGACTTCTCCCTTGATTGAGAAAACTCACGTGATCGACTTTACCGACCTTGTCGGAGTCCCAGCGTGATGAGATTCATGTCTTATCTGCTGATTCTAACCATAGGGGGCTGCGTATGTTACGTGGCCCCCTCTTTCCATTTGAAAGGACATAAGATGAAAAAAGTGATTGACAAACGAGCGAATGGCTCGCGGCGTGTATCGTTTATTACCGATGCAGGCTCTTTGGTGGAAGGACACCACAAAAACGACGTTGATATTAACAACGTCATGAAGAAATACCGTGTAACGGGTTTCCTCGAATCTAACGCGCAAGAGGCTCAATATGGCGATTTCACCAACGCTACGGATTTCCACGACATGAAAAACCGTATTCTGGAAGCTGAAAGCGAATTTGCTCGTCTGCCTTCTCATTTGCGTACAAGGTTTAACAATGACCCTGGGCAATTGCTCTCGTTTCTGGATGACCCTGACAATCTCTCAGAAGCCCAGGAGCTCGGTTTAGTCGAAAGACCTCTGCCCAAGCCTGATGGAGGCGAATATCCTGTTACAGCGGTCGATAGACCCGTTATCGTGCCTCCTAAGGAGCCTGTTCTGCCGTATTTTGCGGCTCCCGGCCCCGACTCGGCGAAGCCCGAGTAGGGCCGGTCACAGTTCACCTACTTGATATTAACTGTGCGGACTGACACCATTACTTACGAAAGGGCCAGAAATGCCATTCAAAAGACATAGACAAAAGTCTGTCATGAGTCATCAATTCTCTAGAATTCCCTCTGCAAATATCCAGCGTTCAACCTTCAAGCGGTCCCATGGGTATAAAACAACCCTGGACCCCGATTACATTTACCCTATTTACTGCGACGAGATTCTCCCTGGAGACACGTTTAACGTGAAACTGTCGTCTATTGCCCGTCTTAACACCCCGATTGTCCCTATCATGGATAACATGTTCATGGACTTCTTTTTCTTCTTCGTTCCGAATCGCCTTGTTTGGGATCAATTTCAACAATTTATGGGCGAACAAAAAGATCCTGGGGATTCCACGGATTACGTGATACCGACGGTTCAGTCCGATATAACGAATGGCTTTGAGATCGGTTCGTTGGCCGATTACTTCGGCCTCCCTACTGGCGTTGGCGGTCTTACGGTTAATGCCTTACCTTTCCGAGGATACAACCTCATTTATGATGAGTGGTTCCGTGATCAAAATCTGGTCGACTCTGTCAAAGTGGAGCACGATGAAGGTCCAGATGATATTACCTCGTACAACCTGCTGAAACGTGGCAAACGGCACGACTATTTCACTTCTTGTCTCCCTTGGCCGCAAAAGGGTCCTGGTGTGGAGCTTCCTTTGGGTGATACGGCTCCGGTAATTGGAACCGGGGTTTCATCCTTTGGCCTTAGTGATGGAGTTAAGGGCGTTGGTCTTGCTCGTGTTGCTGGTGGTTCTGCTGTTGAAGCTTCGGAAGCCTGGTATAATGTTGATGTTGGTGAGAATGTCCCTGCAGCCAGTTATGCTGTTGATAATAATGCACTTGGTGTGACGGAGAATCCGCAGTTGTCTGGGCTTATTGCTGACCTGAGTGCTGCTGTCGGTCCGACTATTAACTCGTTACGTCAGACGTTTCAACTTCAAAAGTTGCTTGAACGTGATGCCCGTGGTGGTACTCGTTATACTGAGATTATCAAGAGCCATTTCCTTGTGAATTCGCCGGATTCTCGTCTCCAACGGCCCGAATATCTTGGTGGCGGTTCGCGTTCTATCCAGGTAACTCCTGTGGCTCAAACTACACAAACACTAGAGTCTGGTTCTCCGCTTGGTACTCTCGGTGCTGTTGGTTACCATGCGCAATCTGGAGTTGGTTTCACGAAGTCATTCGTGGAGCACGGTTACGTATTTGGTTTTGTACAAATTAGGGCCGACATCACTTATCAGACCGCTCTAAATAAAATGTGGTCTCGGTCCACTAAATATGATTTCTTCTGGCCTGCGTTGTCCCATTTGGGTGAGCAAGCCGTTCTTAACCAGGAAATCTTCGCTCAAAATACTGCTGCGGATCTTGAGGTATTCGGTTACCAGGAACGATGGGCAGAATACCGTTACGCTCCCTCCATGATTACTGGCAAGATGCGTTCTGTCGATCCGACTTCCCTGGACGTCTGGCACCTCTCTCAGGATTTCTCTGTACTTCCTGTACTTAATAAGGATTTCATCGAGGAAAATATGCCGATCGAGCGTGTGGTTGCTGTCGTGGACGAACCAACTTTTACATTCGATGCGTTCTTCGATATTTCCGCTACTAGACCGATGCCCGTTTACAGCGTGCCTGGCCTGGTCGATCATTTCTAGTCATTTAACGTTTGTTTGTTAAAAGGATGACAAACATGGGATTCTTTAAAGATGTACTTGGTACTGTTAACGCTGCCGTGGGGTCCCCCTTGGGGGGCCTCGGTGCTTCTGCTCTTACGGCGAAACAGGCATCCGATGAGGCGACATTCAATCGGAAGTTTCAAGAGCGGATGTCTAATACTGCCCACCAGCGAGAGGTTGCTGACCTGCGTGCGGCTGGGCTTAACCCTATTCTGTCTGCCGGTGGTAAAGGCGCTTCAACGCCGACCGGCTCTGCGCCTTCGTTGCCCGACATGTCTGCCGGGATCTCGCGTGGTGCTTCTTCTGCCCTACAAAGGGCTAATACTGCCAGAGCGAATGTCTCTGCTACCTTGGATCAAAACATGTTGAACTTTTACAATAGTTTGCCTAAGTGGATGCAGGACATGACTGATGCTTCGCGGCTCAATTCCCAAACTGGTGTTGGTGATGAGGCCGCTTCGATTATTACTGGCTTAGGTAATACGGCGAAAAATGTCTTCGGCGGCTTCAAAAAAGGTATCGCCAATCTCCGTACTAAGTTGCGTGGCACAACATCTAGTGCTAGCAAAGCGGTTCCTAAGATAACTAAAGGCAAAACGCCTGGTATCTATCCGAATTGGAAGAACCGCAAACTTGAGCACCTACAACGTAAAGGTGCTACTCTGGGCCTTAACGAGGCCGAAACTAAAGAACTCTTTCAACTTATGGAGGATCTCAAATGAGACGTAAACGTATGAAACGCAGTCGGAGTCGAAAACTGTTCAAGCGCACAAGTGGAAGCAATCGCAGGAACTCGCGTTCCACGCCTATGCGTGGTGGTTATCGACTCTAACACAAGACAGTGAGGGCTGTAGCCCCTTCGGCCTAAAATCGCGTCGGCCCTGCGCAAGCAATTGAGGGCTGACCTATTTTCGGTTGGAGGGGCGTCCCCCTTCGGATAATATTTCGGAGGCTTTTGTATGACCTGTTATCACCCTATTAAAGCCTACCGGGCAATCAATAAAAAGACCACTAATGGCAAGTCTGTGATTTGCTTCAATCATTCTGATGTATCTGACTGCCCTTTTGAAACTCTGCTTCTTCCTTGCTCTAACTGTTCCGGCTGCCGGATGGATCGCTCGAAGTCATGGGCTATCCGTTGTATCCATGAAAGTTCTCTCTATGACAATAACTGTTTTATTACTCTTACTTTTAACGAGGATACTATCAACTCTCGTGGAACTCTGGTTAAGTCTGACTTCCAAAACTTTATGAAACGTCTTCGGAAACGCTTTTCGGGTATACAACCCGTTGAAAAGGACACTGGAAATGTTGTCACCACCGAACCCTTCCGGGCCGATGAATTACACTATCCTATTCGGTATTTTCATTGTGGTGAGTATGGCTCTAAATACTCTCGGCCTCATCACCACGCTTGTTTATTTAACTTTGATTTCCCTGACAAGGTACTTCTCGAAAGTCGGGGTACAAATCATTACTACCGCTCTCAAGAACTGGAGAAACTATGGCCCTTCGGATACTCAATGGTAGGACATGTCACTGTCGACTCTGCTGCCTACGTCGCTCGTTATATCCTCAAGAAGATGAACGGGAAGCTCGCCGACGATTATTACAAACGGTACGACCTACAGACCGGGGAAGAGTACCAACTCCAACCGGAATACACCACTATGTCTCGTCGGCCAGGGATCGCCGCGGCCTGGTTCAAAAAAAACCCTTCCTCTGTGTTCCCCAAAGACTTCGTAACTTCTGGCGGCAAATCCTTCAAAGCACCTCGATTTTACGACAATATCTATGAATTAAGCCATCCAGAGGAGTTTCTGAAAATCAAGAACAAAAGAAAGCTGGATGCTATGCTGAATTCTGACGATAATACTCCTGCTCGCCTTCGCGTTCGTGAGAAGGTGCTGCAATCAAAACTATCTAGGTTAGTAAGGACTTACGAAAATGATGACGAAAATGTACAGTGTGTTTGACAAAAAAGCTAAAATCTACAATCCCCCGGTTTTTCTTCACAATACTGGTGTGGCTTGTCGAGCCTTTGGCGAGCTGGCTAATAACCCGGAGCATCAATACGGGAAACATCCAGGTGATTATGAGCTTTGGGAAGTCGGCACGTATGATGACGAATG